TTTTATCTGTTTAAACACTGAACCAGCTGGGAACAAGGATTGTATGTTTAGGGCCCTTTTTGAAAGGCCTCACACTCTTGTTAAACCTGGTTTGGAAGATGTCTCGCACATGCTCAGGGACAAGATTCCTGCTGAGGAATTAGAAAAGCAAACAAGGTTAGATCTCGAGAAAAGTCATGGAGGCTACTATGTGTCTGTAGCTGCAGATGGTTGGTGTGTTTGGCGTTCTATTTCAGTTTTACTTGGATTACCTCAGGAAAATTATGAGGATGTGATGGAGAGAATACTCAAGAAAAGAATAATAACTGCAGACAGAACACGAATGTTGTATTCAGGTAACCCAATGCTTTCTCCTAAAGAGATACTTAAAATAGCAGATCACATGCGAGTCACAGTTCATCACTACAAGAAAGGTAAATTTATAAAGACGACCTTAGCAAAATCTGCGAATAAATTGATCTATGGGGAATTGATAATTCGAGATGATCATTGTGATGCATTATTGAGGGATGATCATCCTGTCATTAGGAGACCTATTCAGCTCTCGGAGGATTTTATTTATCATTGTATCAACTTGTTTGAAAGTGAGGAACATATGTACAAATGCGCAAAAGTTCTTTTGCAATGGAAGAAAAATTGGCTTACTGAAGTTGATGATGATGCATTTGGCAAGTACAACGCTAGAGTTTTGAAGTCTACAGAGGAAGTTCACATGACTAAGTGGCAAATATTTGTGGCTATTATTACAGCTGTTGCAGGTGCTGGAAAAAGCCTTTTCGTTGCCATGATTCTCAATCCTGTCACTGACTTATACGTTACTGGTGTTAGGAAAAACCGTGAAGAGGTAGAACAGAAGGTCATGAAACTTAGAGGAATTAAGGGGACTCAGATTGACGCATTTTATTTGAAAACATTCATAGCAGCGATGGATATGAAATTGCCTAATTTAACAATTCTCAGAATCTTTTTAGATGAAGCATATAGGCATGCAGAACCTTATTTAGTATTGCTAGCCCAATGTTTTCCTGAAGCAAAGTTCATTTTTGTAGGAGATCCGCAACAAACGAAGGTCGCACAGAAATGGTATCCTGTATTGCCTCTTGAGTTTAATATTGATTTGGTTGAGACGTTAAAGAGGAATGGAGTAGACCCTATGAATCCCAAGCAAGCACAAGTCTCTAATGTTAGTCGAAGAGTGGGACCAGCCACAGTCCTCTTGGTGAGGAACAAGTGTCCTAACGTACAATTTTATTGCGCAAATGCGAAGGAAGATACGATCAGGGTAATACAGGGCAATATGCCTGTGCCAGAAGGTACTTTTTATCACATGGCAGATTCAGGGAATGATGCAAAACAGATCCAAGAGACCTTTTTAAGTGGTAATACTGTTGTAGGGTCTCAAGGAGTTAGTCAACATTCAGTCATGCTGCATGTGTCTGACCAATCGGTTCATACCTTCAAAGCTAGGGAGGCAAACTGTTATGTCGCACTTACTAGGCATGAGAACACACTCATTATTCGAGAATTACAATCCGGCGCAGCTAAATGGTTCAAGACTGATCTTATCGGTGGTCAATGGTATCACCTACCTACTGGAATTCAATTTACAAAGAGTGGTTTAGCCAAGGAACTCGTTCGAGAAACAGCCATGCCTTCTAGGCCTATCAATGAAAAGCCTTCACTCTTTCGATCGGAAAAAATGGACAAGCCTAGACCACTCCCTATGAATGGTCAGTTTGATTATGCAAATTTATTGGAATATTCTTTTGAAAATCCACAAGGTTTTAATAATGTTCAGGAGAGCATGAGTTTCGAAGCGGGAGATTTGGTTTCAATGAAAATTTATTGCGATAAGATGGTTATTAAGAGGTATGAAGGGCATTATATATCAGAGAGTTTTTCTGGGAAAAGACATTTTGCTACATCATTTTACCAAACATTGAATACTTTTACAGGTAGATTAACTGCGATGGCTCAAGCTCAAGAACATCAAAGGAAATTCTACAAAAATACAGATACTGCCAAACGAGCGGCTCCTAAAGTGGTTAAGAATTTCTTTGATATGTTCATCGATATGACCAAGTATGAAACAATGTTGGATGAGTATGTTATTGACGAAGAACTTTCTAAATGCTGGAACGAATTTGTTGAAGTTGCCAAGATGACTGAAAATGACGCAAAGCAATCCATTCGTGGTATGTTAAATATTGTACGCGGCCACTTGAAAGCTCAAATCAAGTCAAAAGGGTTTGAGGCTGCCTTTAAGGAAAAAGGTGGACAACCAATTGCAGCCGCGGAAAAACTCATTAATCTGGCGTTCAGTGTTCTTTTTAGAATAATGCGCGCTCTTGTAATACATTGTTTGAAGGACAATTGGCTCTGGGCAGATGGTAAGTCTGACCATGAGAGAGCAGCCTGGTGGGCTGAGCATTTTCCCTTATTAAAGAGTATTATCATGGGTGATGCTACGGAATTTGATGCTTCACAGACTTTTGTCAATCATATTGTTGAAACTGCAATTTGGCATTTCTTTTGTCCGGACATGGAACTTTTGGAAGATTTTTACAATGAGTTCAGAACAGGAGCAAAGCTTTTCACTCAATTTTTCCAATCATGGTGGGGTCAGGGAAGGCCTTCTGGCTTTCCTGACACCATGCCAGGAAATGTACTTAACATGATGTTCTTGGTATGCATGCTTTTTCGTCGGGACGATTTGTTAGGTGGGATGTTTAATGGAGATGATTCGGGATTGGTAGCTAGAGATGATATTATTGTCGTAGATCAGACTTTTTTCAACACTATCTTTATTACCCCTCTCAAGATTATGAAACACCCGAGTGTTTTGGAGTTTTGTAATTATTTGTTTGGTTATGGATGGTACGTCTATAACCCCTCAGTCATGTGTATGAAGTTAATGAATAAAAATTATAGAGACGTTTTATCATCAGCGTGGAAATGGAGGGAATTTCGTGAGAGCGTTCAAGTAATGGTTTACCCGATTCGAAAAGAGTTTGAACTCTGCTCACATCTCGTGGCTTCATGGTTCTTCTGCAGTATTGAATATGCTGAAGGTTGGCTTAGAACCCTGGATGCGTTTGCATGCATGAGTTATGAAGAAGCTCAACACAAAATGCCCATCAGAGTTCACCTGATGGAGGACATGATAGGGGGCGGTCAATTTCAACACCAAACTAAAAAACAAGCACCTTCGGCACTATTTCAACAAATCTACTCAAAGGAAGAGATGGCAAGCAAATCAGTTCTTTATGAAATGTATGTGAAAATCGGAACGAATCCCATTGATTATGTTAAGGAGATTTGGACCTCATCAGGACCCGATCATTTGAGAAAATGGAATCTTCAATTGACGGTAGTGTCTGTTGACAAG